CTAATCGGCGTCAATAGGAACGGGCCAGCCACTGAGTACTCGGGGGCTGGCCCTTCTCACATTGAGAGGTTCACATGGCTGCAGGCGATACCGGAATCACCATCTGCTCAGATGCCCTGCTGATGCTTGGCGCGAAGGCTATTTCGTCCTTCAACGATGGCACCGACGAGTCCAGCGTCTGCGACCGACTCTACCCAGATATTCGAGACTCCACGCTGATGATGTACCCGTGGAGCTTCAGTATGAAGAAGATTGCGCTGGCCAGGCTGATCACCGCGCCTGGCAGCGTTTGGAAGTACGCCTACCAGCTGCCGGGTGATCGCCTTGGCAGCCCGCGAGCTGTGTACGACAGCGCCGCAGTTGGCTCCACCCCGCGCAAGGAGTGGGAGATCCAGGGCGACCAGGTGCTTACCAACCTGGAGTCGGTCTACATCGACTACCAGTACAGCACGCCTGAGTTCGCCATGCCGCAGTACTTCGTGCAGCTGCTCAAGTACCAGGTGGCCTGGCACATCGCAGAACCGATCACCGAGCAATCTGAGAAGGCTGGCTTCTGGCGGCGCATGGCGCTGGGTGAAGCTGGCGAGAACGGGCGCGGCGGCTACTTCAGGCAGGCCACGCAGATTGATGGGGCCAACAACTCCATCAAAGTGATCGACGATTACACCCTGATAACGGCGAGGTACTGATGCCACGCTTCGTTGACCTCCAGACCAACTTCTCGACCGGCGAGTTGGATCCGCTGCTGCGGGCGCGTGTCGAGCTGGAGCAGTACAACAACGCTCTGGCCAAGGCCACCAACGTGCTGATTCAGCCACAGGGTGGACTGCGCCGCCGGCCTGGCACTAAGCACATCCTCGAGCTGCCCAACACCAGCACCGCAAGCGCCGGCAACGGTGTGCGCCTGGTTCCGTTTCAGTTCTCAGTGACAGACAGCTACATGCTGTGCTTTACACACCAGCGCATGTACGTCATCAAGAATGGCGTGGTCATCACGGCCATCAATGGTGGGGCCAACAATTATCTGACGACCAGCATCACCAGTGATATGGTGGATGACATGTGCTGGACTCAGTCAGCTGACACGCTGATCGTGGTGCATCCTGACCTGCAGCCGGTGCGGATCACCCGCACCAGTGACAGCGCCTGGACGGCCACAACCATTACCTTTGACAGCATCCCAAAGTACGCCTTCAACATTGAGTTTGATACAAACATCGGGTCTACGCTGACACCATCTGCAGTGTCTGGGAATATTACGCTGACAGCCTCTGCAACCAACCATGACAGTGGTGCAGCACAGGCTGGCACAAGTACCACCATCACGCTGAAATCAACCGCCAGTTCTACTGATGACATATACAACGGCATGTATGTCACCATTACTAGCGGCACAGGTTCTGGCCAGACCAGGATCATCCAGGATTACGTTGGTAGCACCAAGGTTGCGACAGTAGATGAACCTTGGACAGTAACGCCAAACGGCACCAGCAACTATCAGGTCACCACCTGGACGACTCAATCAGTCAACCAGTACATCAATGCCCAGCCGCAGGGCCGCGCCAGAATCACCCGGTATGTGTCATCTACCGTGGTCGAGGCGATCACTGAATACCCGTTCTTCAACACTACAGTGATTGATGCTGGCCGCTGGGAACTGGAACACAACTACGAGGATGTGTGGAGCAGCACCAAGGGCTGGCCGCGCACAGTGACATTCCATGAGGGGCGTCTGTACTTTGGTGGCAGCAAGTCTCGGCCATCGACCATCTGGGGCAGCAAGATCGGCTTGTTCTTTGACTTCGTGCCTAGCGAGTCCCTGGATGATGATGCGGTCGAGGCAACCCTGGACACCAACGATCTCAACGTCATCACCGACATCATCAGCTCCCGCGACTTCCAAGTGTTCACCACTGGCGGTGAGTTCTTCGTGCCGCAGCGCGACAGCGATCCGATCACGCCTCTGACCTTCACCTTCAAGCAGGTCAGCCGCAACGGTATCAAGCCTGGCACGCGGGTGCAATCGGTTGAGTCTGGGTCGGTCTACATCCAGCGCCAGGGCAAGAGCCTTAACGAGTTCGTGTTCACGGACACGCAGGCGACCTACGTCACGCAGCGGATCTCGCTGCTGTCTGGCCATCTGCTCAAGAACCCGCAGCGCATCGCCATGCGGCGTGCTGCCAGCACCGACGAGTCCGATCTGCTGATGATGACCAACGAAACAGACGGCAGCATGGCTGTCTTCTCGCTGATGCGCTCGCAACAGATCACCAGCCCCAGCGAGTTCACCACCGACGGCCTATTCATTGATGTCGGCGTGGATGTCAATCAAATCTACTGTGTCACCAGGCGCACGTTCAACAGCGTCAACCGCTACTTCGTCGAGCTGTTCAGCGATTCGATCTACACAGACTGCGCGTTTACTGGCGGCTCTGCTGGCGGTGTTGGCTCTGGTCTGCCGCACATCGGCAAGAGCCTCAACGTGATCTGCGACGGTGTGCCGCAGGGCAACGAGACTGTGTCTGCCGGCGGTGCTGTGACCTTCGACCGCGAGAGCGTGACCAGCTACGAGGTTGGCCTGCCCGTCACTGTCTATGTCAAGACCATGCCTGTGGACATAAAGCTGCAGACCGGCAACCGTGTGGCATTCAAGAAGCGCATTGTGGAGATCAACGCTGTGGTCAAGGACACCCAGCACATGACGATCAACAACCAGCCTGTGGCTTTCCGCTTGTTCGACAACCCAATGCTGGACGAGCCAGAGCCGACCTTCACCGGCATCAAGCGGGTCAACGGCGTGCTGGGCTACAGCCGCGAGCAGGCCATTGAGGTATCGCAGACGCTGCCGCTGAAGATGACGCTGCTGGGTCTTGATTACCGCGTTGCGGTCAATGCGGGGAACTGAACATGGCAATCACACTAGGACAAGCTCAAGCGGTCGGCGGGGTTCTTGAATCCTTCGCATCATCTGAATACCAGCGGGCGCAGGGCATCCAGCAGCAGACCGCCTACCTGCTGCAGGCCAGGGATACCTTGGCAATCTCTGAGGTGCGTGCAGATCTCGACCAGACCTATGCCGAGGTGCAGGCCGGCAGGATGCTGCAGAAGGCAGAAACCGATGCACGCAACTGGCAGATCGCCGGCAACACGTTGTTGCGGAACATGCGCCAGACAAATGCCGCGATCCGGGCCAGGGCTGCCGCCAGTGGTGTTGCGCTTGGCCCTGGGTCGATTGAGGCCGTGCAGCGTGAGAACGTGGCGGCAACCATGCGTGATGTCAGCGTGGCTGATCTCAACGCGCTGTCTGCCCGCGTGCTTGGATTTGAGGATGCGTCTGCCCTGCTCCAATCAACTGAACTGCAAAACACGCTCAACCTGTTCCAGGCCCAGCGCCAGGCTGGCCAGCTACAGGGCGCGGCAGGAGCCGCACGCAAGGCCGGTGGAATGTTGGCCAACATTACCTTGCTGCGTGGCGCGACTACTTTTGCTGGCAAGGCAGAGCCTTTTTCTGGAATCAAGAGGGCCGACACAACGCAGTTGCCAACCGGCGATTTTGCACGCATGGATAGGGGGCAAAGATAATGGCAACCGGACGCATTGAATCTGGCCGAGTAGACATCCGCGCACCAGGTTCAGCCCCTGCGCAGCGGGTCGGCATTGGTGAAGTCAACTATGTGGCCCCGCGTGTTCAGGCCCAAGGAGCTGGCCAGCTGGCCGATATTCTGGATCGCATGAGCGCCAACCTGTTTCAGGAAGCAATGGTGTCCAGGCAGCGTGAGGGTCTGCAATTTGCTGCCGAAAACAGGCTTACGTCTCAGCAGCTTGAGGCGGCCAAGAACGGTGACCTGACCACACTTGAACTAGGCGGCAACCCATTCAGTGTGTACCAGCAGGCTGTTCGCAAGGCCCGCAGCCTGGAGTTGTCGAGCCACTTTGAAATTGAGGGCCGCAACGAGCTGGTCAAACTGTTGGCTGATGTGGAGGACGGCCGCGCCACATCCGCACAAATCAGCTCCAGGATCCAGACAATGTCGGATGGATACTCAAAATCCTTGGCCGGCATTGATCCAGATGCGTCGATCAAGTTCCGGGCGACTATGGCCACGCATGGCCACACAGTTCTCAATGCTGCCTACAAAGCTGAGATTGACCGTGCGAAAGCGCAGCGCATCGCCAAGTTTGATGCAGACTTTGACAACAGCGTCAGGCTGCTAGAAGCCACAGTCTCGCAGGGCAGTTGGTATCGCGGCACCGGCCAGCTGGATGAAACAGGCACTGAGTTTGTTGAGCAGCGATCCATTGATGAGCTTGCCGATGTGTTTCGCAGGAACGTGCTGACGCAGTCCTTGCTGCTTGGCGACAAGGCGCTTCAGGCCCAATACAGCACCAAGTTTGAGGTGGCCTTGCGCAACGCCAAGGTCAACGCGGTGACCAAGGCCTTGATCACCGATGCAAACATGGTAGACCCAGATCTCACTTTGCAAAAGTTGCGAGCTGGCGACCTTGGAAACATGAGCCCGGTGCTGAGAGATTTGATCACCAATGACTTTGATGCTGTGGCCAAGGTGACCGCCAACTTTATGGTGGCCGTCAACAATCGCAAGTCAATTGCTGATGCCAAGGCGGCAGAAAACAAGAGGCAGGGCGAGGCCAAGGCCATAGACTTGCTAGAACAGATCTTTCCGCTCAAGTCAGACAATCCCAAGAGGGCCGACCTTATCAGGCAGCTCACAGCTCTGCCGCCTGGGTCGGTGCCGATTGGCACGCTCAAGGATCTGCTGGAGCCAAAACCACCAGAAACCAATCAAGCAGTTAAATTTAATCTGCTCAATGGCATCTACGAAAACACGATTACCGACTCCAGGCAAATTTGGGCGCTTGTCGGGAAAGGGATTACTGGCGAAGATGCAACAACTTTGCTGAAGATCTTGAAGTCCGATGACCGCCGCGATAGTAAAGAGCTTGATAACGGAATTACGCAGCTCGCTGGTATCCCCATCATACCGGGCAGCGTGGTAATGCTTGACCCCAAGGGAGAGGAGTTCAAACGCCGCAATGCACTTAAAGCCCAGGCGTTGCAAATTCAGGCTGCGGCTGCGGCAGAGGGCAAGACTCTGACATCGCGCCAGATCTTGGATCGACTGGAAGCAGGACTCAGCGCACGCCGGTCTACCGAGGAAGCCAACGCTGCACGCAAAAGCCTGGAGGGGTTTGCCCGCCGGCCAGACGGCAGCCCGGTGCCTGGGCGTGAGTGGATCACGGGCACGGTTACCATGGAAAATCTGCCAGCGCTTAGACAGAAGGCTGGCAACGATTTGAACAAGCTGCGGCAGGTCGATGCGATAGAGCGATTGTTGAGGCTGGCTGCTGGTGAAACTGTAAGCGCTCCATCAATGCCACCCGCCCCGGCGCCTGTGGCACCGCCAGCTGCAGTAGCGCCTGCTCCTGCGCGTGTAATACCAGCACCCGCGCCAGCCCCTGCTATGGCACCGGCCCCTGCGCCTGTACCAGCCCCCGCACCTGCGACTGCACGCGCACCTGTTGCTGCACCTGCACCCGCTCCCGCGCCGGCTCCAGCTGCTGCGGCTGTGCGGCCTTTCTTGCGCACCCAACCGCAAGCGGCCAAAGGAACCAGAGCTGACCTGGAGCTCAGGCCAGTTGAGTTTGATGTGTATGAGCCAAGGGAATTTTCGACCAGCGCAAACGTGCAAAAAGCCTTGCGGAATCAACAGGCGAAGGATCTGTTTGAGGAATACAAGTACTTTGCACTTGGATTGAAAACCGGCGTCCTACCTCAAGGCGCCGGTATAGGTGTAGGCAATAGACTCAGCTCGCAAGATCTGGATTACTTTGCGTCACGGCTATCTGAAATTTCAACAAAACTTAACGACGATTACAACATTTCTCTGCCGTTCTATTGGGATCATGCAAACAGGTTTATTGATGACTTTTCCCGTCGGAAATGAACTACTCCTTGAAGCAGGAAATCAACAATGGCTTACAGCGCAATTGAAAACAGATACCTGTCGGCACTGGCTTCCTACCAGTTCCCAGATCCACCGGCTGCGCCAGCGATGCCAGAGATGGCCGCGCCTGACCAGCCGCCAGAGGATGTGCTTCTGGCAGCTGGCCCAAGCCAGACCATGACCGATGCCGGCGGCGGTGGCCGCCCGGTGGACAGCATTAAGCCATTCGATCCAACTATCAGGCAGCGCCTGGCTGACTTCTTGCAGGCTGGGTTTGAAGGCATGGGCATGAACCGCTACAAGGCCCGCCAAAACGCGCAGACGCTCATTGGTGGGCCTAGCAGTAACCTGCCATTGAGTATTGGCCTGGCAGACGTTATGCCATTCCTTGGCACCACCATGCAGAGCGAGGAAGCTGCCATCATGGGTGGAGAGGCTGTCGAGTCGGCCAGGCAGGGTAACTACGGCACCGCCGCGTTGCAGGCCGGTGGAGCTGCGCTTGGCCTACTTCCTGGCGCTGCTGCCACCGCAAAAGCAGCAAGACCAGTAGCACGCGCTTTGGCGCCCAAGGCCGGCGAAATGACGGGCAACATGTTGCAGCGCCAGGGTTTACTAATACCCGCCGTGCCGCTCGAGCGCTATGGCCCAGTGACTAGAGATTCTGCCGCCAGGGTCAACAGTGGAGCCACCAGGATCAGCCGCGATGTGGCGCCAGAAAAGCAACTCAAGCTAATGCCAGAGTACAGGGTTTCAGTGACAGGTTCATACACACCTGAAGGTAAGAACCAGAACATCGTCAATGATGTCAATCCAGGCAACTATCAAGATGTCTCGACCAGGCTTGATAACTTGGCTGTTGCATTCCCGGATCCGCTGAAGTCCGACGAAGCATTTGCCACGATGATGGCCAACGTCTACAACTCTAACGAGGTGCCGATCCCGCCGAGCTGGCTGATCAACAACGCCAACGACATGCAGAAGTGGTCGAGCTGGTTTGGATCCATGAGCAAAGCCCAGATTGATGAGGCCGATCGCGGCTTCGCGGTGGTAAACAAGTTCCGCAACATTTACCAGAACGGCACCGCCAGCGCAGACACCACCGGCACCTTGATGTTCTGGGCCATGCTCTCACGCATGGCATCGGCTTATCCGCATGAGTCTGGCTTCCTCGACCTGGCTGAGTCCATGCAGCCGTTCATTCAAAAGGCTGTGCGCGGGGAGTTTACTCAGGCCGATATTGACGCAGGGCTACAGATGGTCGGCCAGACCATTCCTGCTGGCAGTCCTGGCAAACAGGTCACCAGCAATGCAAACGATTTTGTAAGCGTGTTTCTGCCTAAGATGAGCGAGAAGCTGCCCGATGGCCGCACCAAGCTGCAGGCGTTGCATGACATGGTCGCCAACCCGGAGATGACAGGCCCGCAGATCAGGCGCGAGTTCTATGGCCTGGCTGAAGGTGTTGGCA